TATTGATAAATACATTGCAACAGGCTGGTTTCTTAGAGAACCTGGAAACGTTAGTAGTAAAGTCCTTTCTGAACTGTGATCATATACACATGCATTACTAATGGATATGATAGAATTTCTGAAAAAAACTATTATGATCCAGACATTAGATATGTTTGCTTCTATGATGGCGAATTAAAAAAGCATGGTCCTTGGGAATTCATTGAACTTAATTTAGATATTGTCTGCCCAGTAAGGAGATCATATCATCCAAAGCATCTCCCACATCTTTATTTTGATGAGGGAGAATTAACTGTATGGGTAGATGGATGTTATACCTTAACAAAAGAATTTACTGAGTTCTCTAAAGATATATTTTTTCAGCATGATTTTTGCTTACAAAAACATCCAGATCAAAGATCTTTACTATCTGAATTCTCTAAATTATATTTCCAAGGATTTTCTACTGCAGATGAAATTCTTGAGATGGCAAGAAAAATTAAGGACACTGGATATACTTTATTAGATTATAAACAAACTATAAACTGTGCTATTTGGAGAAGAATATGTCCACATGTAAATGAATGGAATGATTTGTGGAGGAAATGGTATGATGATGGCGTAAGTAGGGATCAAATTTCTAGCTCTATTGCTGAGTTTTTGATCTCAAAGGAATATAAATCACCACTCAGGTACATTATTAATAAAGTTGATCCTAAATTAAACTTTAAACTTAGTAGTACAAGAGAAAAAAAATATGAAGAGGCATACAATTTAAAAGGTATACCTAACTTAAAAGAAAGAATATCCTTATTAGATAATCTTAGGGAAATTTTTGAGGACCCTGTGGATACATTCACTGTAAATAGAATGTATGCATGTGTAAGATATACTCCGTTTGAACTTAATGACTATGTTGAAAAGAAAGACATGGTTGTCTATACGTGTATTACAAATGGATATGATGAATTTGTACCAATAAATTACTATGATCCAGACGTAAGATATGTCTGCTTCCATGATGGAACCATTGATACTACAGTAGGACCATGGGAATATATTGATATACGAGACTATCATCAAGAAGAATGTCCTCGTAGATTATCTTTCTTTCCTAAAGCAAATCCACACATATGGTTTCCAAACGGCACAAATACTATTTGGATTGATGGATGCTATCAGCATACCAGAGAATTTATTAATAGGAGTAGAGGATGTTTTCCATTCACAATGCTAAGACATGCCTCAAGATTTTCATACTTCGATGAAATGCTTGAAGGATTTACTTGTGCATTTTTTACATATGAAGATGCGATTCATCTTACAAAAGAACTAAAGAAAATTGATTATAACTTTAGAACTTATGGCAGTCCATTGGGAACTATTGTTTGGAGGACGATGAGTGATGAAATGACAGAATTTAATAAACTTTGGTATGAGTGGTCTCTTGTCGGATGCAATCGAGATCAAATAGCATTTGATGTGTCTTTAAGATTATCAAACATTAATCTACCTTCTGTCTATGAAAAAAGAGATCACTCTGGAGTTCCTTTAGGGTTCTTTAATAAAAAGGGTAGACGTGGAATGCATCCACAACGAGGTGATATAAAACAGTACTTAAAACAAGAAGAGTTCTTAAAAGATTTAGAAAACTTAACTGGATTAAATCCTAAATTATATACAGGATATCCATCTCATGATTTTTATATGAAAGTTTACGGAGTTATTGAATGATTATTTACACTTGTATTACTAACAATTATTGCCAACTTCCTGAAATTGAAGATTTAGGGCATCAATATATTTGTTTCCATGACGGTACTGTTGATCCAAAATTCCCGTGGGAACTTAGACCTATTAATTATCAACATGAAGATCCTGTTGTTCTTTCTAGGCACCCAAAAATTTTATTTTATGAATATTTTGATGAACCCTGTGTTTATGTTGATGCCTCTAGATTACATCATGTAAACAATGAATCTTTTTTTAAGATTTCTAATGATATATTATCATCTGAAAAATTATTCTTGATGGAGCACCCAGAGCAGCATAACTATCTGGAAGAGTGCTTTGAATATTACGCTAGATCTTGGGTAGATGATAATAAAATCGTTGACTTTACAAAATATTTAAAAGAACAAAACTATGATTTTCAAAATCATGATACAATTTTTGCATGTATTCTATGGAGAAGTCCTAATGAAGATGCAATCAAATGGTCTAAATTGTGGTGGCAATTGTATCAACAATGTAATCCTAGAGATCAATTAACTGGATCAGCAGCACTAAAACTATCTGAGATTGAGTATTCTACAGATCATCCTTATAGCATAGTTTCTAAGTTTGTTTACTATAAGGATTTTTGGCATCAACTTCTTGGGGCTTCTGGTGACTACTCTAATGGTAAAGAGCAAGTAGATTGGAAAAGTTTTATGCAAATCCTTTCCGAAGTTACTGGAATTGATTATAAAACAAATCTTAATCTTGATATATTATCTTACCTCAAAGAAAAGGGGGTTGAAAATATTTTAGATGAAATGCGCCAAGAAAATATTGTTGGTAAAGAAAAATCTGGTCTTGGATATGAACTTTCTGTAAAATCTTTCTTTGATCAACGTGGTGGATATGATTTTACTGTGTATACTTGCATTACAAATAACTATGATAGTATACCTGATGAGAATTATTATGATCCAAAGGTTCGTTATGTCTGCTTCCACGATGGTACATTAGAAGAATATAAAGAACCTTGGGAGTATGTTGATATTAGAGATTACTGCGATTTAGATTGTCCACGTAGACTATCAGCATTTCCTAAGATTAATCCTCATAAATTATTTGATTCAGGAACGCATACTGTTTGGATTGATGCGTGTTATATTCAAACTAAAGAGTTCATTGAATATGGAAGAGAACTATTTCCAACTGGTGTTACAACCATGGAGCATTGTTATGACTTTAGTTATTATGATGAAATGCTTGAAGGATTTTTATGCTCATTCTTTTCCTATGATCAAGGAATAGAATTGACAAAAAAATTATTTGAAGCAGGATATAATTTTAAAAATTATTGTAGTCCATGCTGCACCATGATTTGGAGAACTATCTGGGATAATGCTACGCCAGAATTTAAGAATTTCTGTGATCTTTGGTGGGAATGGTCTTTGATTGGATCTAATAGAGATCAAATATCTTTTGACGCAGCTCGACAATTTTCTGGAATGCCAGTCAACAAAATTTATAATAAACCACCATCAACTATAGTGGCTGGTGTTAATTTAAAGTTTGATCTTAAAAATAAAAACAGGAAAGGAAAGCATCCTAAGAGAGGTAATCTAGATCAGTGGAAACGTAGGGATGAATTTGTAGAAGAAATGAGAACTTACGCTAAGTTAAGTACAAAAATCTATGCAAAGCATGAGCACATTACAATGATGGATTGGAATGGTGTGTTTGATGCTCCAGGAAAACGAACAGAGTATACTTTATATTCTAAAACAATCAAGAATTATCAGAAACAATGTAAATTGTGGGATCCAAACAATCCAATTAGAGATAAGAAAGTAGGTTTCAATGATTATATTTGGAACCGTGATGAATTTGAAGGTGGAGAAATGCAGAGAAATGTTGATCGGGTAATAGAAAAGTATCGAGAGATCATGTCCAGACAAGAATGAGTATTTATACGCATTGACTGTCAGGGAATTCTGATATATGATAAATAATGTGAAGAGATGGAAACATTTCTTCACATAACATAATCTCACAATCACTCGGAGTTTTACATGACTGCAACCATCGCTCAACAGCGTGGAAGCAATACTTGGGAACAATTCTGCGAGTGGGTAACATCAACCAACAATCGTTTGTATGTTGGTTGGTTCGGAACACTGATGGTTCCTACCCTTCTCGCTGCTACTATCTGTTTCATTGTTGCTTTCATTGCTGCACCTCCTGTCGATATCGACGGAATTCGTGAACCCGTTGCTGGTTCACTAATGTACGGCAACAACATCATCTCTGGTGCTGTTGTTCCTTCTAGCAACGCTATTGGTCTTCACTTCTATCCTATTTGGGAAGCTGCTTCGCTTGACGAATGGCTTTACAATGGTGGTCCCTTTCAACTGATTATTTTTCACTTCTTGATCGGCATCTATTCCTACATGGGGCGTGAGTGGGAACTTTCTTACCGTCTAGGTATGCGTCCATGGATTATGGTTGCTTACAGTGCTCCTGTTGCTGCTGCATCTGCAGTGTTCTTGGTCTATCCTTTCGGTCAAGGATCGTTCTCTGATGCGATGCCTTTGGGTATCAGTGGCACCTTCAACTACATGTTTGTTTTCCAAGCAGAGCATAACATTCTTATGCATCCTTTCCACATGCTTGGAGTTGCTGGTGTCTTCGGTGGTTCTCTGTTCAGTGCGATGCATGGTTCTCTTGTGACTTCTTCGCTGGTTCGTGAAACTACTGAAACTGAAAGTCAGAACTATGGTTATAAGTTCGGTCAAGAAGAAGAGACTTATAACATCGTTGCTGCACATGGATATTTCGGTCGTCTGATCTTCCAGTATGCTTCGTTCAACAACTCACGCTCACTTCACTTCTTCTTGGCTGCTTGGCCAGTTGTAGGTATCTGGTTTGCTGCTCTTGGTGTTAGCACCATGGCATTCAACTTGAACGGGTTCAACTTTAATCAGTCTTTGATCGATAGTCAGAACCGTGTTATTCCTACTTGGGCAGATATTCTGAACCGTGCTGGACTTGGTATGGAAGTTATGCATGAGCGTAATGCCCACAACTTTCCTCTTGATCTTGCTACTGCTTCAACCACTGAAGTTGCTCTGACTGCTCCAAGTATCGGATGAGTTTAGATAAAATCTGAACATTATCACCTACTAATTTGAGGAGTGTTGCAATTATTGCATGACACTCCTCGGATTTTTTCTGTATGCAGAAGACACTAATGACTGACCCAGTGTGGATTGTGCTTTTACTCATTGTAATTAGATTGTTGTTCGCAACATATATTATCTACTACATACTAAGGGAATTTTATCTAGAGGTTCAGAGGATGGAAATGAAACTACCGAAGGAAGTTATTCTGAAAGCAGTCAAGAACTGCGTTGATGTATACGCACACGAAAACGATTTTACTGTTGATAAAAGTATTCCAAAATACTGTATTCTAACGGTAGAAGGAACATCGTCAATGGACGATTGGATAACTAATCTAAAGTTCCTTGTCAGAAAGGATGATACCCATAGAGGTTTCAAAGAGAACGCAATGAGAATCCTTACTAAGATGGTTATCAACTATGAGACACTCGAAAAGGATAGGGTGCTTGTAGTTGCTGGGCACTCATTAGGAGGAGCAACAGCAACTGTGTTAGGAGACCTGCTACTTAAGAGTACTCCAGACTTGCATATCGTCACCATTGGTTCACCTCGTCCAGGCGGAAGAGGTCTTCGTAAGAGACTGAAAGATGTTGACCATCTTCGTTTCGTTCACGGATCCGACATTGTTCCAAAGTCACCTCCATTCCTTACTGGATACGTTCACACTCATCCAGAAATTCATCTGGAAGATGTTAATCCTACTCGCTTCGATAGAGTAGCAGACCACAATGCCGAAGATTATTACCTCGCCGTAGAGAAATTACTATCAGGAAAAACTTAAACTATTACCAAGATTTATAAACGAGTTTATTTGGGGTTGGGTGTAAAATTGCACTCGACCCCTTTTTATTTGGAAAGTAATCTTTCTGTTCTCCTTCCCTTGCAATATCGCTAGTGATACCATGTAATCCTCCTTCCCAGAAATATCTGTGTCTGAAATTAATTACATGCGGAGATACTCCATGTCTTTCAAACGCTTCAAAAACTTCTTTGTTGTAATTGTTACAAATAATATTGTGTTCGTCAATGACTAACATGTTTACATCAAAAACATCTTCCTCTACATAAGTTACCCAATCTTTCAACCAGGTTTCGACATAATCAATCAGATCGTTATTATACTCTTCTCCTGGAATCCACCATTTATCCTTATTTTTTCCTTTTAACTCTAAGAATGGTTTTACCTTTTTCCAACTTTGTCCTGGAAGGCTAATAACTTCCCATTCTGGAAAGGTTTCGGTATAGTTTTGCACATTGGCTAAAGAAATAATTAGACCTGGTTTTACAGGGCAAAATGATCCATCTGAATGTCCAATAATGTCTAAAACATGTGTTCTATAATTTGGAAATAGTCTTTTTAGTTTTTCAATAAATCTATCTGGATTATTCTTGACAATATTGGTTATTGCAGAAAAATATAAATCTTTACCAACTCTTGTCATCCAGGAAGTGTTTATATACTCATCATAAACTATAGGAACGTTATTTGTGGTTAAAACTTCTTCTATAGTTGAAAATGCATAGTGATTTTTATTATTTTGAGTTTCTGCTGCGATTAAATTTTCTACAAATTTTGAATCTAAAAGCAGATTTGTAAATTCATATTTTTTAGCTAGTTTCTCACTACTATAATATTTTTCTACCAGTTGTATAATATCAATATTACCATATTTTTTATCTGGCATATAGAATGTACCACCAACCATTGCGGTATGATTTCTTGGACACATAGGTGGTGGCATTGGAATGCCATCATTTTTGATGTGGTCTTCAAAATTTTCTGATATATCAGTTCTAACCACCGTTACACCAAATTCTTCTAACTTAGATATAAGTTTCTGATAATCTTCTTCTGTTTCAATTGCAATGCGTTCCATAACATTGCGAACTTTTGGATTTTTTATACGAGAGTAAAACTCTGGAGGATATGAACGACCTACCGCACAAACTTTCAAAGGATCCCAATGCTGATGTACGCTAAACATAAATTATATTGTTATTGACAACTATTTATTATTGTGATATAATATCTTTCGTATGAAAAACCATGCATGTATGATTACTGGGTAGTCACAGACATCAGAACAGGTCGAGTTATCGCACACTGTGGTGAAGAACTTGATGCTATAATGTTAGTTGGATTTGATAAGAATAAAAGGTTCTATAAAAAGCAAAAATTTATCATGGATCAGGTTATTACTGTGTCTGCAACTACTGATAAACAACTTCCTGGACAACTTGGATTGCCCGTTGGAACTTACAAAATTGAAGACAAAAAAATATATAGTATTGAGGAAGGAACCTCAATGCCAGTTACTATAAACTAAAATGAAAGCAGTAGTCTATTCAAAAGTAGAATGCCCCTATTGTGAAAAAGTAAAAAATATTTTATTTCATTTTGCAATAGAGTACATCGAATATGTTTTTGAAAAAGATTTTGATAGAAATCAATTCTATGCAGAGTTTGGAGAAGGAGCTACTTTTCCACAGGTAATTTTAGATGATAAGCATGTCGGGGGATGTACAGACACAATAAAATATCTGAAAGAGATGAAAAAGATTTGAGTTATACAATAAATAAAGGTGTAGAACTTCTACTTAGGAGAAAGAAACCAAACATAAAAATCATAAGATTTGGAAAGTGGTTTCTTCCTTTTACGAATAAGGAATTTACCATTTACTTAGAGATAAGAGAACGGTAATCCCAGGAGAACAAAAATGTTAGCAGCTGTTATTTGTTTAGCAACTCTATGTTGCCTGTTGACATTAGGATTAGGACTTATTGTTGGATATTTGGTTAGACAATATTTACAAGATGTCACACCACAGTATTCACATCCTGAAATGTTTGACGCCAACGGCAATCCACTTCCAGACGAAATTATTGCCTTCAGATTTGAAGGTAATGTAGAACACTTAGATGAATTTGACGACTAACTATGACAAAACTACCAAATAATCCCTTGGTTTCTGAGGTTTTCAAAGCTGCACACGGCGGTAAAACAGTAGAACGCAAGGTTGAAATTCTGAAAGAACACAGAAGTGACCATATCAAATCACTTTTGATTTGGAATTTTGATAAAGGAATTGAAAGTGCTCTTCCACCAGGTGAAGTTCCTTACAAAAAGAACGAAGCACCTGCAGGAACAGCAGGACATACAAGACTTGTTCACGAATGGAGAATTCTTTATAACTTTGTAAAAGGTGGCAATGATAAGATTTCTCAGATGAAGCGTGAGCAGATGTTTGTTCAACTTCTCGAAGGACTTCATGCTGATGAAGCTGAGATCGTGCTTTTGGTAAAGGATAAAGACTTACAATCAAAATATCGCATCACCAGGAGTGTTGTCGAGCAAGCATATCCAGAAATCGTTTGGCGAGATAAGTAACATACTATACAAAATTGCTTGACTAGATAGAGTATAGACGCTATAATGTGTCTACGTTCATCCTTCGGGACGCAAGTAAGTCGCGGAACGGATCGTTCATTCGCTATTCGCAAATAGCGAACGCAAACGACTGAAGGAACGGGCCTAAAAATCCATTCATTCAGGAGAAACAAATGACTACTGCAACTTATCGTGGAGTAAAATATGAAGTTGAAGAGCGTAAACTAAATGTTCTTCAATTGCTAAAGGAACAAATTGAAAAGGCAGAACGCCTGAAACAAGCACAGTTACAACTAAAGGCATGATGCTTGGGGGAATTGACTTCCCCCTTTTTTATAAATATATAAAACTTACATGTATCCAGTTGGACATTTTCCTGTCAATTTTACTGTGGTTGAATGGACTAACTATAAAACGTGCAGGAGAAAATTGTGCTAATTCCAACCTAATGGGGTTGTATCAAGCTGGGAAAAAAGAAATTTTGATCTGTGAAAATAATATAAGTGATCAAAAAATTTCAAAATCTGAAGTCATCAAACATGAGTATGTTCACTATGTTTATGATAAAAAGAAAATTGAAAGCACAATTATTATTGATCCCATCTTTTCTTATTTGATAAAAAATTTTATAAGTGATGGGGAAAAACTTTTTGTCTTTGTACATGAAACGGACTATTCTTCAGATGAAGAATTAGAAGCAAGATTTCTATCGAGACTTCCAACAATAGTTTTGTTTTTTATTTGAGGATTGACTTTTAAATTTTTTGTTGCTATACTTGCTGTAGGAGGTAATATCTAATGCGTTACACTGAAACAATTCGCCTAGTAAAAAAAGCACTAGAGCAACCCTGGAAATATTCTGATGCCGAACTTCAATATATGAAAATGGCATTAGATAAAGCTATTCTTGGGCTAGCAAGAAAAAAATTTGAAAGAAAAAAGAAAAAAGGATTTGGTTACGATGACAGTACGATTGATTAGTGTGACGCCAGATGCAGAACAAACAATGGCGTATGTTGCTAGGGTTTCTAATCCAGCAAATCAAGATAATGAAAACTATGCAGGCTTGTTACGTTATTGTATTAAGCACAATCATTGGTCTGTTTTTGAGCAGGCTTTTATGACGCTTGAGATTGAAACTAACCGTGGGATTGCAGCGCAAATTTTACGTCACAGAAGTTTCACATATCAAGAATTTTCCCAACGTTATGCCGATACAAATCTTTTGAGTGATAAAATACCTCTTCCAGAACTTCGTCGTCAAGATACTAAAAACCGTCAGAATTCTATTGATGATTTAGAAGAAGACAAAGTTTTTGTGATGAACAAGATGATTGAGGACTTGTTCAAGGATGCTCAACAGGTTTATAATTTTCTACTAAGTCAAGGTGTTGCTAAAGAATGCGCTCGTTTTGTGCTTCCTCTTGCAACTCCTACGCGTATTTATATGTCTGGATCTGTGCGTTCTTGGATACATTATATCAATCTTCGTTCTGCAAACGGAACTCAGAAAGAGCACATGGATATTGCAAATGAATGTAAGAAACTGTTTGTAGAACAGTTTCCTGTGGTATCTGAAGCACTTGAGTGGAATTAATGGATAAACCAATATTTTTATTTTGTCCAGGAGTAGCAAAATCTAGCACGACTTTGCTTGCAAACATACTTTTTCAAAATAAAGCATTTAATTTTGGATATTTTAAAGAATGTTTTTATTTAAATTTTGTTTTTTATGGTGAAAAAAATGTTCCAAAAACATTTGAAAAATTTTTGCCAAAGTACATGGAAAAAAAATCTAAATCTAAGTATTTGTATGCCGATTTTGATAATTTTTCTAAAAATCATACTATTGAAAACTATTGTAAGTATTACATAGATGTTTATAAACAAACTCAGTTTGTAGGTGGTGTATGTGATTTTTCTCAATCATATAATCTATTGCCAGAAAAATTTTTAAATGAAGTAAAACATGAGTTAGAAAAAGTTTTTGACGTAAAATGTATATTACTTTTTAGAGATCCTATAAAAAGGTTGTTTTCGTTTTCCAATATGATCTGTCCTGATGATGCAAATAATTTTTTCTTAGATAATATGCGGACAAATGATATTGAGTTTAGTTCAAATTATTATCAATATGTAATTGAAAAATTTGAAAATATTTTTCCTACCAAAGATATTTTTATTTCATCTATGGAAGAAATGTATTTAGAAAATTCATTTGAACTTTTAAAAATATTTTTAAATTTAGAAACACTAGAAACATCAAAAATAATAGAAACATCTAAAAATTCTGCGACATATAAACAAAAACTTTCCGAAGAAGAAATATCATTTGCTAAGAAAAAACTATATGGAAATTATGAATATTGGAAAAATAAATTTGGATCCCTCCCATCTGAATGGTATCAAGTAATATGAAAACATTATACCTAGGACCAACTTATGATCTTTCTCATATTGAAGGACTAAATGTGACCTATGAACAGGTTGCAAATCTTATCAGCAATAGAAATATTGTTGCAATGTATCAGGGTAGATCTGAAGCAGGACCAAGAGCATTGGGTAATCGATCTATTCTTTATGATCCAAGAGATCCTAATGGGAAAGATCATGTCAATACAATCAAAAAGCGCGAAGCATTTAGACCTTTTGCAGGAACAGTTCTCAAAGAATATGTTCATGAGTGGTTTGATATGGCAGGATTAGAAGAAAGCCCTTTCATGATGTATGCGGTTGATGCTCACATTGATGCTTGGGAACATATTCCTGCTATCCTTCATGTTGATAAAACTTGTAGGGTACAAACCGTAACTAAAGAACAGAACTTGCATTATTATAATTTGATTGAAGCATTTTATGGGTTGACAAAAGTTCCAATTCTATTCAATACATCATTCAATCTTGCAGGTGAACCACTTGTAGAGACACCAGAAGATGCTATGAAAACATTTTATAATAGTGATATCAAGTATCTTTATTTTCCTGAAGTTGGTAAACTTGTAACAAAATGAATATACTAGGAATAAATGTTTCTAATAGCGGATCTATTTGCCTCCTCAAAGATGGGCAAGTAGATTTTTATTTGGAAGCAGAAAGAATTACTAGAAAGAAATTTGATTGCGTTGTCAAGGATCTTGTCGAGTATGTAAATGTAGTTGATGTAATTGCGGTAGTTGATGCTCATTGGGTTGCATCTGAAAAAAATATGCTTACCGCAAGGGACATTGCAAAGTTCAAAAGAGTATTTCCAGATGCTAAGTTTATTGATTATAGAAAATCACATCATCTTGCACATGCTGCTGGGGGATTTTACAGTTCTGGATTTGATGAAGCAGCATGTATTATCGTTGATAGTAATGGATCTAGTGTTGGGGATACAGTAGAAATAGAAACCATTATTCATGCTAAGAAAAGTAATCGTTTTCATTGGAAACTTATGCATAAAAAGTGCTGGGGACTAGGAGAAAATGGTATCGGAAAATTGTTTGAGGGCATATCAAAATTCTGTGGTTTTGATTACGAAGACGCTGGAAAAGTAATGGGATTAGCAGCGTATGGTTCTAAAAAAGTAGACCTTTACAATACTGGTGGGTCTTCAAAAGAAGATGCTGCATATACAATTCAAACACTTTGGGAAGAACGTGCATTAGAACTTGCTCAACTTGCATTAAAGAAAACTAAATGTAAGAACCTTGTATTGTCTGGCGGTTGTTTTCTAAACTGTGTTGTCAACTATAAACTACGTAAACAATTGCCAGAGGATGTTAGAATATATGTTGATCCAATCGCACATGATGGTGGAACTGCAATAGGAGCTGCATACCTTGCTTACTACAACCCCAAAACTAAAAATTCTTGATGTCAGCGCAACGATTGGATGTAATCTAAGTTGTAAAGGATGTAACCATTTCAGCAACTACTTTGCACCAGGAAGCAAACTAGACACAGATAAACTCATCCAGGATATCCACACCATCCTGCCCAGGATAGACGTAGAACGTGTCTCGGTCATTGGTGGAGAGCCATTGCTCAATCCACGCTGCAGAGACATTCTACACGCCTGCCTAGAGCACAAAGAGACAGTCTATTTGTACACCAATGGCATCCTTCTTAACGAAGATAATCGACGTTGGATAGAGGAAGACTTAGAAACTTATCCTGGTATGCAATTGCGGGTTAGTGTTCACATTCCAGAAGTGATTGACAATATCAAGAAAGTAAAAAGTTCTAAAGTTCTTGTTACAGAACATCATGATGGTAAAGATCGTTGGTTCAATTCTATCAAGCAATCCAACGGAAAAGTTTATCCTTACGGACACAACAATATCAGGCAAAGTTTTGAAATGTGTTCGTGCCCAAATCCACAACTGTATAATAGTCGGTTGTGGAAGTGCCCTAATGCAGCATTTCTAAATGAACTTCTTTATGTTACTGATCAACTAGAAGATGACTATTGGAAACCTTTTATTGGGGATGGATTACCAGTTGACTGTAATGATGAAGATCTGGTAAAATTCTGTGATAACTCTACCAAACCAGAACAGATTTGTAACATGTGTACTGCTAAACCACTGAAGTTTAGTGCAGCATTGCAAGTCAATAATAGTAAAAAAGTTATCATCACTCAATAAATATTTACGAATTGAAATAACTATGCCCGTATATCCTGTAAAACATTTAGAAACTGGGGAAACACAGGAACTTGTTATGTCTATCGCTGATTATGATCAGTGGAGAAAGGACAATCCCGAAGGGGATAAAGATTGGTCTGCTGGAGTTGCATCAGCGGTAAGTGCTACTGGTGACGTTTACAGTAGAACTGATGGGGGATGGAATGAAGTCCTTCACAAAGTCAGTAAAGTTCCAGGTTCAAAAGTAAAGCCTCAGAAAACAACGCACTTCTAATATGTCCTCAAGGAAAAAAAGAACTTCTTCCCAAGTCGGAGCTGGACTGTCAGCAAAGCAAATGCAAAGAAAAAAACCATTCAATGTCGATATGATGATCGATATTGATCCACTAACAGAAAACCAAACAAAAGTTTTTGACGCTTATAAAGAAGATAAAAATCTTTTTGTTTATGGTGCAGCAGGTACAGGTAAAACCTTTATCACAATGTACCTTGCATTGAAAGAGGTCCTCAATCCTTTGACACCATATAATAGACTTGTAGTTGTTAGATCATTAGTTGCAACAAGAGAAATTGGTTTCCTTCCAGGAGATCATGAAGATAAGTCTTCCCTTTACCAAATTCCTTACAAGAATATGGTAAAGTATATGTTTGAGCTTCCTTCAGACAATGACTTTGAAATGTTGTGGGGAAATCTAAAGACACAAGAAAGTGTAAAATTCTGGTCCACAAGTTTCATCCGTGGCACTACATTAGATGATTGTATTATCATCGTTGATGAGTGTCAGAACTTGAATTTTCACGAATTAGATAGTATAATTACTAGAGTTGGTGAAAACTGTAAGATCCATTTCTGTGGTGACGCATCACAGTCTGACCTTATCAAAACCAATGAACG